AATTACATGGATTCCAACATCAAAAGGTCATAATGTAGAATTTATCGCAGGCCCAGATGGTTGGGAAGCACCTAACAAATCAAAACTATCAAAAGAATATTCATTTACGTTTGACACACCAGGTGTCTACTTGTATCAATGCACACCACACAAAAGCATGGGTATGATTGCCATTGTGGTTGTAGGTGATCTAACACAAGAAGGTGTAGATGCTATTCGTGATGCCAAAGTAAAAGGCAAGTCAAAAAAGAAACTTAAAGAGTTGTTGGCAGAACTACCATGACAACATTAGCACAAAGAATCACTGCAAGCATTCCTGAATTCTGTATGAGTCACTGGCTTATACGGATACCACTTATTATTGTATTCTTGACACAAGGCATTAGCAAATTACCATTTACTGTAGAAGATGCTGAAGCAATGGATTTACCAGCATTGGTTTGGTGGTTTGTTGTTTATGGTGAAATTGGTGCTGGCATCGGACTTGCTGTTGGCGGTGTTGTAATTTGGAAGGCACTTAAAGCACTACAAGACTTGATCACACGTTTTAGTGGCATTGTTATTTGTAGTATTATGACAGGTGTTATTTGGACACTAGAACCAGAAAACTTGTGGACCTTTATGGTAGATGATCCATTCCACGTTATGTTGTGGGTTGGTGGATTATTTTTTGCTCTTAGAGGAAACAGAACATGATTCAAATCACAGGACATTTTAGAGATCGCACAGTTAAACGTGTGTTTAATAATGCACTTGATGCAATTGACTTTAGAGACTATTTAGATGCTCATTATGCAAAAGTAGAGTGGATACAACTATGAAGTGGTTAATAGTTTTTGCTATGATGGAAGCAGACCCATTTGCAATCAAGACACTGCAATTCGAAACACAAAACGAATGTAAACAGTATATCAACAATCCTGCTAACAGCGACAGACTTGCTATAGAAGTAATCGATGTAGCAGGATTTAATGATACTATAGTAAACGTGGCTTGTATGCCAGCTAATAGAATTACCAAGGAAATATTAAATGAAGCCCAATCTCAAGTTTGAACTAACTGTAAAAGACATTGCTATCATTGAGACAGCATTACAAAACAAAGTAGGACGTAGAGCCCAGCGCATGATGGCAGGCGAAGACCCTGAGGTATTGCAACAAGAAACTAGTGAAATACGTGATTTACTAGGACGGATACACAATCAAAAATCTTGGTATCGTCCTAGAAATGATATCTATGTTAGTGGTTGACAAATACAGATATAGATGTTACTTTAAATTATGATATATTTACAAAACCCTCAAGTGGTTGATAACAATTGGTATACTATTGTAGATAATGTTTTTTCTGACGAACATCTCAGAGCAATAGAAGAATACAAAAAAAATAATGAATTTCAAAAAGCTGAAGTGTTCGCCAATCTTGAAGAACCAGAAGTTTTAGAAATACGTGATAGTAAAATAATGTGGTTAGATCCAAAAGAAATTTTACATCCTGTATACGATAGTTTAAGTAAAATGATAACTTATCAAAACAATTTCAAGTGGCATTACAGTTTACAATTTATAGAAACGTTACAATATACACAATATTCAGATAATGGATATTACAAATATCATACAGATGGTCCTCCTTGGGATCCAGAAGGTAACGTTCGAAAGTTAAGTTTTAGTATATTAATGAGCGAATCAGATTCATATCAAGGAGGCGGATTTACTTTTCCTACTCACGGTACAATTGATCTTAAATTCAACCAAGCTGTTGTCTTTCCAGGATTTATGCCGCATCAAGTTGAACCTGTTACTAGTGGTACTAGAGAAAGTATTGTAGGATGGGTACAAGGACCTAATTTTATTTAATAAAGAAGGAAATATGATATACTTACGAAATCCACAGCCGGTTGATCCCACTTGGCATTTTATTGTTGATAATGTGTTCAATGAACAACAAATTGATATTATCAATCAAGCAGTAAAAAATACAGATCCCAGCACACAGCCTGAGGATTCTATTAGAAGAAATACACCCACTTGGCTTGAAAACAAAGATGATATGCAGGATGTGTATAACACAATTGCTAATCTTTTTAAATGGGTAAATGACACAAAATTTCAGTTTGCACTAGACTTTGTAGAAAATTTACAACATTTGAGTTACAACAAGGACGACCATTTTGATTGGCACATAGACGATGTGATGAGAAACACAGAGAACAATCCTATTAGAAAAATCAGCTGTAGTATACTGCTCAATGAAGATTATGAAGGGGGAGAGTTTAGTTTTGCCAGCAAACAACATGGTTGGGAAGTGGGAAAGATAAAAAGAAACAGTGCGATATTTTTTCCCAGTTTTATGCCTCACACAGTAAGTCCTATTACTCAAGGAAATAGGCAAAGTCTTGTTGCATGGGCACGTGGCCCTAACTTTGCCTAATCCTTTACTTAATAAAATTTGCTATACGAGAAATATATCCTGGCATAGCATGATCTTCGATACTGTCAAACCATTTACGATTTGCCCATGCCATTCTATATCCTCTGAATCTATCTTTTAGTCTTTGCCATACGGTACTGTTACGAATTTGCCCGTAAGTATTAATATAGTGTAATTCGCCTGCATGACGATAGAATAAAAATGCAGGTGGTACACGAGGCACAATATCATTGTTGTTAACAAATCTGTGCAGTTTAAACTTGCTGTTGAATTCTTTGACCCAACTGCTAGTACCAACACGCGGTGATCCAAAGTTATAACAGATAGTGCCTTCTGGTAGTCTACTACATGCAATAGTACTCATAGCACCGCCTAAACTGTGTCCAGTTGTGTATGCTTGTGTAAACTTACGTTTAGAAATCCATTCTTCAATTTGATTCCAAATATCATCAACTTCTTTCTTAAAACCTTTGTGAACACGACCATGCCCTAATTCGTTTTTAACGTGTAGTGCATTTAAATCTGCTTTCACGTCGTTGAATTGAGTTGGTTCGGTTCCACGAAATGCAAGTACAATGTAATCACCTTGACTCATTCCGTATGCTTGAGCACCATCTACGTTAAAAAATTTAATGTTCTTGTACCCAAGTGCAGTAGCAGCCTCTTTGAAGTCTTTTTCATTTTTATATGCCAGGCTACTTAGATTGGCACATTCAAGAGCGTTAGCATAGCTAAACTCATTTGTTAGAGCCATTCTTGATCTCCTCAATCGCTTCTTTGTTTGCACTGATTTTGCTGTCTTGCACACGGTCAATCATCGATTGAAGTTTTGCGGCTTTTTCAGCTTCAGTATCTAAATGGAGATCTTTGTTAATAACTTTTTCAAGTTTTAACATAGGGATACGCTCGTTAGGTACGTAGCGCCATGTATAGCCTCTTTCGCCATACACCCCAAACACAGTTTCAGAAAGTCCTATTTTTACAATGAGTGCATCGTTGCCATCTAGTATAACGCTGTCACCTTCATTGAAACTTTTACTCATTTTAAACATCATTCCTTTTGCAATTTTAGTTGCAAAGTCTTTAAACCATAATGTTATAACAAGTAATACTAATGCACTTATAAATGGCATTATCAAATTGGTGACTTCTAGGCCCACACCACTGGCATTCATTATTTCTGCGTCCATGTTCTCTCTCCACAAGTATTTATTGACAAACGGTTAAATATGTGTATAATGTAATAAACAGGAGTAACTATGTCACACAGTGTAGAACAAGTATATCAAAAAGCCGCAGTATTACATACTAAAGCAATAGAACTACACAGAGAACGCTATAAAACACAAGGATCTTACGATAATTTTGCTTGTCAAGTACTGTTAGATGACATACGTCAGCTGGCACAAGAGCTACAACATGGTACTGTAGATTTAGACATTGACTTTGGTAAACTAGAATGAATTTTCAAAAACAGTTACTAATAAGTTTACCTCCATTAATGGATAATAATTTTCAAAAAAGTTGTGTTTATCTAGAACATCACGATGGCGACGGAGCCAAAGGATGGATTATCAACAAAGAATTAGACACTAGAGTAAGTGTTCGTTTGAGAAAAAGTCTACAACTAGGAATAAATGCTCCAATATTTTATGGCGGCCCTGTGGATATAAACAGTGCATTTGTTCTTCACACACCTGATATTAAACTACAAAGTACATTGATTGTAGACGATGACTTGTGTGTTACCAGAGACAAAGAGTTTATTAGATTGTTAAACTCTAATACATTTCCTACTAAATTCAGAATAGTGATTGGAAGATGCAGTTGGGGTGCTGGACAATTAGAAAGCGAAATGTTGGGCAGTAGAACCAACGGAAGAACATTGTGGACAAGTTGTCCTTATAGTGTTAACTTTATGTGGAACATTGATCCCAAAGAACAATGGGAACGAGGTATAGAAAACAGTGCAACCACAAAAGTACAAGAATATCTCAAAAATTTTTAATTAAATAATAATATGAAAGTTGTATACATACATGGCGCTACAGCCAGTGAAAGAAGTTTTGCATATATACAAAAAAGCATTCGTGCTGATAATCCGATATATTTAAATTATGACAAAGACACTACTGCAAAAGATAACCTACAAAACATGTACGATAAATTGGATTATGAAGATGGTCCTTTTTTCTATGTGTGTCACAGCTTGGGAGGCATATATGCTACCTACTTGCAACAAGAATTTAGTACAGCAACACATGGATGCGTGAGTCTAGCAACACCATTTGGCGGCAGTGAAATAGCAACATGGGGAAGTATGTTGAACCCTGGTTACCAACTGTTCAAAGATATCACAACATCAAGTAAGTTTATAAAAAACAGCAAAGATATAAAAATTACATGTCCTTGGACACAGATTGTAACAACTGAAGGAGATGTGCCTTGGCTTACTGGTCGTAATGATGGCATTGTTACACAGTGGAGCATGACATGTAGAAACGATATTGATTATATTTCTGTGGATAGAAATCATTATGAGATCATTTTATCGCAAAGAGTGGTTGACATCATCAAGCAAAGGTTATATAAATAACTTGTTAACGTTGAAGCAACGTAAACACATACTGGACTGGGGGGCAGTACCCCACAGCTCCACCATAATAACACTGGAAGTTTCGTAATTGCGCATAAAACGAAACAAGGCGCATTGCCGAGGGGTTACTCAAAACAACACCTCTCACGCTGAACCAGTGTTATTTTGATGGGGCTGAACTAGGATCGACAGGTGTGCGAGTGAAGTGGAGTTAACCGGATGACTGCGTTATTGGTCAAACTTTATAATTGCAAATGACAATTATGCGCCAGAAATGGCAATGGCGGCCTAATTTAGGCTTCCGGGGTTGGCAACGAACCTAGCAACAGAATCGTTGCATTTTTGCAACAAACGTAATTATCTACTTTACAGATGTTGCATTTCTCACCAAAATCACTTAAATATAGTGTGCAGTCCGATAGGACTGTTTTTTTTAACGAGTCAAAGGGATTAAAATTATGAATCGTTTATTAGCAATCGTAACAGCAGGCGCTCTAGCAACTAGTACAGCGGCACTTGCACAAGATGCAACACCAGCGCCAGCACCAGCGTTTAACTTAGGTGGCGAAGTTTCACTAGACTTTGCAGAAACAGCAGCCGGTGATTGGGGCGGCACAATGGGCATTGACTTAGATGTTAGTGCAGGCGAAGCAGTTAATGTTGAACTAGGCTTCGAAGCTGTAGACTCAGGTGCTCTAACACTGGACACATGGACAGTGGGCACTGACGTAAACAGCATTGGCATTGCATTTGGTAATGACAATGATCTAATGGCAGGTGCTGAAGGTGGTCAAACACTTGCAGATCCAGCTATGGCAGAAAGCCTACAAGTTAATGTAGGTGATGCATCTTTTGCAATTGGTCTAACCGACTGGACTGCGGACGTAACTGATGTAAGCAACATTCAAGGTGCATACACATTAGGAGTAGCAGGCTTTGATGTAACAGCTAGCGGTGATCTTAACATGGACACTGACAACATTGTAGTTGGTGCAGAGATTGGCGGCTGGAGTTTAGGTAGTGCAGACCTAAGTGGTGCTATCACTTACGATATGGATGGTGAAGTGCTTGGTTTCGAAACTGTTGCAGAAGTTATGGGCGTAACAGCTTATGCAAACGGCGACAATGAAGAACTACTACAAAACATCGGTGGTGAATATGTTTACATGCTAGGTGGCGCAGAGCTATCAGCAGGTGGTGTATACAACTTCGATACAGAAGAACTAAATCCAACAGTTGGAGTTAGCTTTAGCTTCTAATACAAGAAATGAGAAAGGCGCAGGTAATTTGCGCCTTTACTCTTGACTTCCAAGACTAAGTATACTATATTAGTATAGATAACAACAAAAAGGAGTCAGCGATGTTTGCAGGGTATGAAGGCTATATTGCCGTAACTATTACATTATTGTGTACATATTTAGGTTATTGGCATGGCAAACGTACAGGAATTGAACGAGCACTAGAAGGAATGGTTTCGTTGAAACTGCTAAGAATTCTCGATAATGGAGAAATAGTCGCTGGGTCAGAACTAAAACACAAGTAGTTAGAAAAGAACCCCGAGCGGATTCGAGATAAGAAATAAGTAATTATAGTACAACACCTGCACCTGTTGCAGGTGTTGTCATGAATAGGGAAAATTATGCGACTTATAATTGTACTAGCCACTATGCTAGCACTCACAGCATGTACTGTAGAACGTACATACATTACTGCGGACAAAGAAGTTGAAGTTGTTAGACTAAAACCAAATCCGCCTGCACAGGTGTACGAAGCACTTGATAAACTTGGGCTAAACGAATACCAACACAGAACAGTGTTATCCCAATACATGAATGGATTTGACCCTCAGAGACAAGAATGGTGTGCGGCTTTTGCGAATGCAGTACTTCATGAAAGTGGGATGCCACACAACTACGAACACCAACATCCTTGGATGGCTCGTAGCTTCTTAGATTGGGGAATTCCAGTAGAAGAGCCGAGGCAAGGAGATCTTGTTGTATTTCCTAGAGGCGACAGTGAGTGGAAAGGACATGTTGGATTTTATATGAGTACCGTTGTTATTGATGATGTAGTTTATTATCGTATCTTAGGTGGTAATCAAAACAATAAAGTTAGTATCGACTTGTATCCAGAGTCAAAAGCACTAGGTATTAGACGAGCAGCAAGTATATAAATATTAGTATGTTCAGGTGGTTTAAACAAGAACCTATAGATTGGAGTGACGTAGATAGACTGGAGCAAAGAATACGTGATATTCGAGAGCGCATCAGGAGAGCGAAAAGTACCGAGAAGCCAGTTCTTTCCCCACACGGGGTGGTCGTACAAACGGCGGAAAAACTACGTAAGTCCGGTGATGAGCTTAGACGAAGTCTTGGAGAAGGATCAGAGATACCTCAAAAGCCTGGTAGTAGCGAAGGAAAAACAGAGTCGCCAGCAGAAGAACTCAGAAGAAAACTCCTTAGCAAAAGCAAAACCTGAGCCCAAACTTGAACCAAAACCTAAGAAGAAACGAGATCCTTTGGCAGATATTGGTTTATAAAAGAGGAGTAGACTATGAGTGCAAATGGTATATCCACCTTAGGTAGTGGAACAGACATTGAAATCAAAGAAGATAGACAAATTGCAAAACTTGATATTGCACAAGCGAAACGCAGAGGGCAAGTTGTTGCAGTTGACGGTACTATCAGTGGTGTAGCTGACAGTACAAAAACTTATTTTAGATATTGGAATACCTATGACCGGTTGACACTACAAGGTCCATACAACGTAGACGAAGTACTAACCACAAATAGCTTAGATCACAGACCTTGGGTTAGTAACAGCGGCGGTGTTACACTAGCAGTACCAACGGTGAATACACTGAGTGATGCAGAAACACAACCCGCAATAACTGGTACATATGATATACTAGCAACTGCACTAACAGTAACTATTGATGGTGTTACATACACATTGGGTGTTAATAGTGAACTTACTGTAGACGGTGGCGGCAATTGGACACTGGATCTCAGCGGAAGTGCGCAAACTCTTGCTTATGAAACAACATATGATGTTGTAGTGAATACAGATGGTACAGTAGACACAACTACAAACGAAATTACCACTGCTAACGAAATCACTGAAATTGTTCCTGACGCTGCAACCAGCTTGGAGATTTGGTATGACGGTAGTGATATCACACAGTTCCAACCAACCAATCCAAGCAACGGACAAGGTATTACACAGTGGAACGATAAATCAGCATTTGCACACAATGCTAACCCAACTCAAACAGGTCCAAGTGCAAGACCAACATATCAAACCGCTGTACAAAATGGCTTGAGTGTTGTGAGATTTGACGGTGTAGACGAATGTTTGGACATCAATCCTGCTACTTGGTTACAGGCTAGAATTGGTATGACAATGTTCATAGTTGCCAAAGCAAGCGCACCAACAAGTGGCAACAAACAAACACTTATCAGCACAGATCAAGGTGACATGGATGTGTATATTGATACAGCAGGAAACTTCATAGTAGGAGCCGCAGGAGGAGTTATAGCAGAACCTACAACACCTATAGCCGCAGACACCAACTTCCACATACATGTTATTTGCTATGATGGACAGCAAAGCGGTACAAATAGATTAAAATATTTCTATGATAAAACACAGCCTGCATTGACATTTACAGGAACACCACAAAGCACAACCAGTAATACAAACAATGCTATGAGTTTTGGTTGTGATGCCGGGGCAGAATTCTTTACAGGTGACATTGCAGAAGTATTGGTGTTTAACAGAGCATTAACAGCGCAAGAAACTGACGATGTTGAAGAATACCTTAACACACACTGGGCACTAGGATTATAATATCATAAGTGCATATAAGAAATAACAACTGTAGTGCAGTATTTGATCTACACTTTGTATTTTCCAATACATGTGTTGTTTGACAGTGATGTTATTGCGCAGTGTGTAGATTCTTTTTACGTAATCAATCACACTGTGCAATACAAAGTCTAGTACAGCAATAATTATTGCCCACCACAATCCTGCGAATAGCAGTGTAATCACCGCAGTTAGTGCGGCGTGATCTAAACTGTGTACCCACAGTTTTAAATCTGTTAAGTTTTTCTTATCTCCATACTTTTTTGAAAACCTGCCTTGTAACCAAAGGTCAGCAACAGCATGTTTGATTAGTAATAAAAAGAGATAAAGAGTTATAGTCATCTACGTCCAGTTTTCCATACTTCTGTACTTGGTACTCGAATAAATGGCTTATTTGTTTCGCTGGTGTTAGGGTTTGCAACAGTGACCATAACACGCTTGCCTTTTAAATGTGCTGCTAATTGATTAGCTGTTCTACGACTAGCATAATCAGGATCGTTTTTACTACGGCTTTTTTGAGGTCCACCGTGTATACCTTTGGACACGTATTGTGCCCGTTGTTTTTTCTTACCCAATGTTATTCTCCAAACATGCTTATAAGTTCTGGACCAAAATTACCTGCTGCCCAACCAAGAGCAACAATAGCAACTACGCCCATAACTAACCATTTCATTTTAAAATCATCTACGTCCATGCGCAGTGCAACTAACTCGTTTCCTAGTATTCTCACACTGACTTCTAATTTACCTTTATCGTCGGCTTCTGACATCGACACCTCCATTAAGTACGCTTTTATTGTTACCATTATTTAGCAATAAATATTAAACCATGGAAGATCCAATTGAAATGGTAAACTACTGTGATGACCCATGCGATGATTGTACACATTGGATAGGAAAAATATGAGTAGAATACCATTAAGTAAGCATAAACCGTGGCCTAAAAAGATATACAAATATTATGTTGTAAACTCACTAGGTCAGGATGTTGAGGGCGATCTTCCAGGAGTAGATCATGCTCACATTGTCATTGACTATTGGGCCGCACAAGGCGTAACAGATCTCACTATAGAGGTCGAACATTGCCCTAAACAAAAAGGTCTGGGCAGAGATCCAGATTTACACTAAAAGGTTGACATATCGTTCAAAGATGCTATATTAATAATATGACGTATGAAGAAGCACAAAACACTCATCAATTCAGACACGATTATCAAGATAATTGTGCAGAGCGTGAAGCATGGGGTGACGAAGTGTTGACCCAACAACAATTTTTTGAAGTATGGATAAGGAGAGAAGAACCATGCGATTCTTTGAAAAAGTCTTTCACACAGTAGTAATTGCAAGTTTTATTGGAATGGTTAGCGGTGTTGCACATGCTAACAATAGCACAATAATTACCGGAGAATTAATAAGCAAAGAACCGATTTATACAAGAACTGAGGTTAGAGAACCACACAGAGATTGTAATGACGTTGATGTTCCTGTGTATGGTACTGTACAAGGCAATGGCGCTAGCGGCGGTGATGTACTTGCAGGTATGATTATTGGTGGATTACTTGGTAAAGGTGTTACTGGTAAAGATAACGGTGCAGCCGCAGGTGCTGTGCTTGGTGGTGTTATTGCCGCAGATAAAGGTCAAAAGAAACAAGAGATTATTGGCTATCGAACAGAACGACAGTGCAGTACAATCTATGTTACTAAACATCAGCAAGTTGTAAATCAATATCGTTTAACATACTTTGTAGATGGTATGAACTTTGACTATGTAGTAAATCGTGCAGTAGGTCAAAGTGCATACATTGGACAGCGCAAGCGTTTTCGTGTACGTTATCAGCTATTAGACTAAGTTAGAGGTAATTATGAGTATGCACTTGGTTGGTCCTTATATGACCACGACAAAGTACAATCGTCGCAAGAAGCCTACAAAAAACAAAAGGCAACTTGCGGCACAAGCTGAACATGATAAATGGCTTACAAAAATGGGTGTAAATCCTGATCAGCTAGCAGAGAAAAAGGAAAAACGAGGCAATGTTACGACAGTGGCTTTTCCTGACTACACTAGTGATAGTGCAAATCGTATTCCTACTAGCGATCGCATTCCTGGTGGAGCCCCCATTAAACAAAAAGAACGACAAGTTTACAGCGGAGAGCGACAACTACTAGGCGTTGCTACCATGCACAAGAGCAACATGGTTCCTGTGTTTGCTGACAAAAAAGAAGATGCTATTGATATTGCAAAAATGAGGCGTGGATGAAGTGGTTTGATTATCCAGTTGTAGTATTTTTTGCATTCAATATATGGATAGGATTATTAACTTTAAACTTGATTTCTTTAGTAATTATGTGTATAATGTGGTTACAATATGAACGTTGGAGGTCCAATGGCAACTCACGCAATGATTGATCTAGAAACACTAGACACAAGTCCAAGATGCACCGTCCTTACAGTGGGCGGTGTTAAGTTTAATCCACACAACAACAGTGAACCTCACAGTGAATTTTATTTTCGTTTGGACTTGGATGAACAAGATCGACTTGGTCGTACAGTCACAGACGATACAATTGAGTGGTGGGCAAAACAAGATCCCCGAGTAAAAGAAGAAGCCTTTAGAGAAGACGACAGAGTCGGGCTGAAACACTTCCTAGACCATTTGACCAAATGGATGGTAGGTGTCGATGTATTATGGGGACATGGATATGGTTTTGATGTTACTATTGTAGAAGATATGTATCGTCAATTGTCCACACCAATTCCTTGGAACTTTTGGCAGGTAAAAGATGGTAGAACATTTTTGAGTTTGCTGCCAAGTGATCCAAGAAAAACTATGCAACAGGACTTGCACAATGCATTAGCTGACAGTTATTATCAAGCCAAAGCAATACAAATAGCATATGCTAAATATGATGAGTGGACTAGGTGTTCGACCCACTATAAAGATTCCGCACACTCCATTAGCCAAGGAGTATAACAATGGGAAATTATTTTTCAACAAAAACATATGGTCATAATATTGGTCTTAGCGCATGTTTTAGACAACCTAAAGCACACAGTCATTGTAAATTTTTACATGGGTATAGTTTGCAATTCAAATTTACATTTGAAGCAAGTGAACTAGATGAACGCAATTGGGTTGTTGACTTTGGAGGACTTAAACCTCTAAAAGCATGGCTGGAAGATACATTTGATCACAAAGTTGTATTAGACCACGATGATCCAGAAATGGAAACATTTGAACTACTACAACAACGAGGTCTTGCAGAACTTACTGTACTAGACGGAGTTGGTGTAGAAAAATTTGCAGAACATGCTTGGAACTTTGCAAATAATCTTGTACATGAAATGACCAATGGACGTTGTCGTTGCATTGAAGTTGAATGTGCAGAACACGGAGCAAATAGTGCCATCTATAACAACAAATGATTTAGAATGGTGTGCAAATTGGGAGCAAGACAATCGCTTCTATTGCACACTGTTTATTAAAAGCAACCGATATGCAAAACCAAAAGGGTTTCATACATTACTCGAAGACCTTTTTGGAAATGAGTTCGGAGGCTTTAGATATGATCAACATCGCAATGGTTACGAATGTTGGTTTAGAAACAAAGAAGATATGTTAACTTTTAAGATGCTAGCAAAACATGGACATTAAACAAAAAGTAATCGAAAATTTACAAGATGTATATGATCCTGAGATTAGTGTTAACGTTTACGACTTAGGATTAATATATGATATCGACTTGACAAAACTTCCAAAAGCTCGTATTGTACACACATTAACCAGTGCATTTTGTCCAGCGGCTGACTTTATTAAACAGGATATATATCAAGCGACAATGAGTGTAGATGGCGTTGATGAATGTGAGATTGAAACAACATTTGATCCACCATTTAGCCCTGAGATGATGAGTGAAGAAGTAAGAATGGTATTAGGAATTTGGGAATGACAGAAAAAGATATGTTTAAAGATGCTGTGCCTACTAGTCCACTAGTTGTTAGTGGGCAAGTAACAAAAAATGTGAGTCTTGAACGTGTAATAGACGATAAACTACAAAATAAAACTAAACAGCAACTTGTAGAATTTGCCGAAGAGCATCTAGGATTAGATCTTGATAGACGAATGACCAAACAAAATATGATAGATAAAATTCTAGAGGAAAAGTAAATGACATATATCGTAAATGATGCTTGCATTAAATGTAAACACATGGACTGTGTAGAGGTTTGTCCAGTTGATTGTTTCTATGAAGGCGAGAACATGTTGGTCATTCATCCTGATGAATGTATTGACTGTGGTGTATGTGAACCTGAATGTCCTGCTGATGCTATTTTACCAGACACTGCTGATGGAGCAATGCAATGGGTCGACTTTAATAAAAAATACAGTGAAATGTGGCCCAATATTACAGAAGCAAGACCAGAAGATGTTCCAGAAGATGCCGATGAATGGCACGGAGTATCAGACAAAATGCAATATTTTTCCGAGTCTCCAGGAAAAGGAGACTAGCGCCATAAATACTCCTGTAAGAGGAGAAAATTATGACGCAACCAAGTCCCTATAGCTATAGGGTTAAAAGCATAGTAAAAATCATTGATGGTGACACGTTTGATTGTATAATGGATTTAGGATTTGATGTGTTGCTAGAGGCAAGAGTACGCATGTACGGAATAGATACACCGGAAAGTAGAACAAGAGACCTAGAAGAAAAGAAGTTCGGGTTACTGGCTAAAGATTGGCTAGGCAATCATTTAAATGACGATATTGTTATATCAACTGAATTAGATAATGAAAAAGGCAAATTTGGCAGAGTACTCGGAACAGTATGGGCAGAAGGTATCAACATCAACGAGAAAATGATCGATGAGCATATGGCAGTAAGATATCATGGTCAAGCTAAAAGCGATATTGAAAACGAGCATTTGAAGAATCGACAAATACTACAAGAACAAGGAAAAGTATAAATGTTATTGACAGTCACTGAATCCGCAAAACACTATTTGACTAACATGACCAAGCAACACGACAAACGTTATGTAAACTTGGCAGTCAAAGGTGGCGGATGCAGTGGCTTTCAGTATGAGTGGACATTCACTGATGAACCAGAAGGACCTGTGATTGATGACATACTAAGTCTCGATCCCATGGCTGAAATGTTTGTGTTTGGTTGTACAGTAGATTATGTTAATGAATTAGGCGGCAGTTATTTGACCGTAAAGAATCCTAACGCAACTGCATCATGCGGTTGTGGGGAAAGTTTCGCAGTTTAACGGAGGCGCGAATGAAAATTATTACTGGTACCAGTAATCAGCCTTTTGCCCAAAAGGTTGCTGAACACTGTTTTGTTGATCTCGTACCAGCAGATCTCGACAGATTTAACGACGGAGAAGTATGTGTAGAAGTAAAGGAAAACATCCGAGGCAAGGATGTTTTTTTAGTGAATAGCACCTGCACTCCAGTAAATGATAGCTTAATGGAAATGCTAATCATGATAGACACTGCCAAGCGTAGCAGTGCAAGAAGAATTACAGCGGTAATGCCATACTATGGGTATGCAAGACAAGACCGCAAAAGCGCAAGTAGAACACCAATCACAGCAAAACTAGTAGCAGATTTGTTGACCACAGCGGGCGCACATCGTGTGCTTACTATGGATCTACATGCTGGACAAATACAAGGCTTTTTTGATATTCCTGTGGACGATTTAACAAGTCGTGTGGTATTTGCCAAAGACATCAAACGTACCATTGGTTACATTGACGATCCAGATGTAGAACAAGCAGGCACAGTATTTGTTAGCCCAGATGCGGGCGGCGCAGTTCGTGCTAGAAAGTTTGCTGATATGTTTGGAGGCGACATTGCTATTGTTGACAAACGTAGACCTCAAGCAGGTGTAGCAGAAGTAATGGCACTTATCGGTGATGTAAAAGACAAACATGCAATCCTAGTTGACGATATTGTTGACAGCGGCGGCACACTATGCAAAGCCGCAGAAGCAATATTAGAAGCAGGTGCGCTCAGTGTACGAGCCTACATCACGCACGGGGTACTCAGTAACGGAGCAGAAAAAAAGATTGATGCTAGCAAACTAGAAGAGCTGGTTGTTAGTGACAGTATTCCATTCAATGGAAAAAGTAGTAAAATCAGACAAGTGAGTGTTGCACCCTTGTTTGGTGAAGCAATGCGTAGGATTACCAACGAAGAATCAGTGAGCAGTTTATTTTTATGAAGTATGTTATTGACATTGACGGTACCATTTGTAAAGAGGTACTATTACCAGACGGTAAAAAAGATTATAGTAAGCATGAGCCAATACCTGAGCGTATTGAAAAGATTAACAAATTATTTGATGCAGGACACACTATCAAGTACATGACAGCCCGTGGTGCAGTTAGTGGTGTGGACTATTATAACCTAACAAACAATCAACTTGTAACGTGGGGTGCTAAGTTCCACGAACTAAGTGTTGGTAAAAAAGAACACTATGATGTTTGGATTGACGACAAAGCATTTTGGAGTGAAGACTTCTTTAGACAAACTGGAGAAACATATGAATAAAACTTTTATTGCCGCTATGGATCACAGTGGTGGCAGTAGCCCAGGTGTACTAGAAAGATACGGATATCCTGATGCACACGAACTGCCGCATGAAGTTGTAATGGATGATATTCATTTGATGAGATTGCGTATGGTAGCGCATCCTGACTTTAACAGCAACAACATCAGTCATGCTATTCTATACAAAGACACTGTGGACAGAGGCATGGTTCCTGTACTAGAGAAAAAAGGTATTCGTGCTATTCTCAAAGTAGACAGTGGTTGTGCTGATGATGGTACACTCAAAGACTTTGATGTCAGGGGTATGATTGACTATGCAAAACTAAACGGCTGTGTTGGTACAAAGATGCGTAGTATTGTAAAGACACAGTATGTATTGGAAGATATACTGCATCAACAATTTAGTATTGCACAAGAGATTAGCAATGCACAATTGATGCCAATTGTAGAACCAGAAGTACCAATTGACCATTTGGACAAAAAGAATTTAGAACATTTTCTCAAAAAGAAACTGGGAAAATACTTGAAAGATTTCAATGGTAGTGTTATACTAAAACTAACACTGCCAGAAGAACCTGACTTGTATTATGATTTAAACATGTACAGTACGGTAAACAAAATTGTTGGTCTTAGCGGTGGATACACAACTGAAGAAGCATGCAAACGTTTGGGTCAGAACCGAGACATGACTGCTAGTTTTAGCAGAGGATTAAGCGAAGGACTACTGGTTACACAAAGTGATGAGGAGTTTAACCAACGTCTTGCACAAAACATTAAAATGATAGTAGAAGCAGGAGAAGCTCCATAATGACACAAGTAGATTTAAACAAGTACAAAGACTTTGTAGAAAAAGTTACCAGCAGCGAAAGCAATGCATTTGGTGCATTGCACAGTAGAATGATTGAACTCAACGATGAAGGAGTAAATCCTGCACTGCTACTCACGGCCTCAATTGGTATGGCAAGTGAAGGCGGCGAATTTAGTGAGATTGTAAAAAAGTGTACATTCCAAGGCAAACCCATGAACGAAGAAACTGTGTTTCACATGAAGCGTGAACTTGGCGACATCATGTGGTATTGGGTAAATGCATGTCGTGCGCTAAAACTAGATCCCAATGAAGTAGTAGCAGAAAATGTACGCAAACTAGAAAGCCGTTATCCAGGCGGCAGTTTTGATGTATACTATTCAGAAAATAGAAAAGACGGTGATTTATAAACTGTAATACATGCAGTTTATAAATAAAGGTGTACACAAGCAATTGTGTACACTTTTTATTATGATGGCCCAACAGGGCAGACCAAATATGGAGAAAAAATATGGTACGATCATTCGTAGCCGCACTCGTGGCGGCGTTTGCAGTAACAACAGTTGCTGAAGCACGAGAAATTAGAATTGTAGGTAGTTCTACAGTATATCCTTTCACAACAATCGTAGGCGAAACATTTGCCGCAGAGGGCAACACTGCTCCAGTTATCGAATCAACTGGTACAGGCGGTGGTATGAAACTGTTCTGTGCAGGTACAGGTGTAAGTCACCCAGATTTCACAAATGCTTCACGTGCAATCAAATCAAGCGAAATAGAAAAGTGTGAGGCAAATGGTGTCACACCACTTGAAATGATGGTAGGCTATGACGGCATTGTGTTCGCAGTAGCCAACACAGGTGAAGCACTTGAAATTACTCCACGTGAGTTGTTCCAAGCACTAGCAAAGGATGTACCGCAAGAGAACGGCGACCTTGTTCCAAACCCATTCACAACTTGGAACCAAATCAATCCAAAATTCCCTAACACGAAAATCGAAGTACTAGGACCACCGCCAAGTTCAGGCACACGTGATGCATGGAGCGAACTCGTAATGGAAGCAGGCTGTAAGACTTATGGTTGGGTAAAAGACCTTAAGAGCGCAGACAAAAAAGCATACAAAGGTATCTGCCACGGTATCCGTGAAGATGGTGCGTATGTAGAAGCAGGTGAAAACGATAACCTAATCATCCAGAAACTTGCTAACAATCCAAATGCTTATGGTATCTTTGGATATTCATTCCTAGACCAAAACACAGATGTTATCCAAGGCTCGCCTATTTCAGGTGTAGTGCCAACATTTGAATCAATCGCAGACGGTTCATATCCAGCAAGCCGCGGACTATATGTATATGCTAAAAAAGAGCATATGGGTGTTATCCCAGGCATGACTGAGTTCATGGAACTTTACCTTAGCGATGACGTTGCAGGTCAAGACGGTTCACTAGGTGATGCAGGACTTATCCCATTACCACAAAATGAACTTGACACAGTACGTGCAAACGTGTTACAGTAAATCATAACAAGGGAGTGGGTTTAGGCCCACTCCTACTATGAGGTTATTATATGTTTATATGGATTGGTCCAAAACAACGTGAGAGCGGATTCAACGAAGACCTTCTCAAAAACTTTTTTAGATTGTGCAGTTGGTTTACAATCTTTATTACATTTGCAATTTTAGCAAGTTTGGTTTACGAAACTATCAAGTTCTTTTTGTTAGTAAACCCCGCAGATTTCTTTTTCAACACAACTTGGAGCCCACAAACTGCTTTTAGAGCAGACAGTGTAGGTAGCTCAGGTGAGTTTGGATTTGTCCCACTGATGTGGGGCACAATGTTTATTACACTTATAGCAATGATACTTGCAGGTCCTCTTGGATTGCTCAGTGCTATTCTTACAGCAGAATATTTAGGCCCACGCAAACGCACAGTGGTAAAACCTCTGCTGGAAATACTAGCAGGTATTCCAACTGTGGTGTATGGGTTCTTTGCCGCTATTGTACTAGGTCCTTGGTTACGTGCCAGTGGCGCAACATTTGGATTAGATGTTAGTACAGAAAGCGCACTGGCTGCAGGTGTAGTAATGGGTATTATGATTATCCCACTTATTAGTAGTATCACTGATGATGTGATACGAGCGGTACCAAGTTCAATGCGTGATGGAGCAAGAGGTCTTGGTGCAACCAAAGCAGAAACAATTCTACACATTATATTGCCAGCCGCACTACCAGGTATTGTAGCAGGATTTATTATGGCAATCAGTAGAGCAATTGGTGAAACAATGATTGTTGTTATGGCAGCAGGACTAGCTGCTAATCTAACAGCAAACCCACTAAACGCAGTTACCACAGTTACAGTGCAGATTGTTACATTGCTGATTGGTGACCAAGAATTTGACAGTGCTAAAACACTGAGTGCATTTGCACTAGCATTTACACTGTTCGTTGTAACGTTTATCCTTAACTGGATAGCATATAGGAATTATAAAAATGCAATCAGTAGACTTAAACAGTAAACTACCACCACATAGGCGTAGATTACAACTAGCAATGCAAGTTGCATGTTATAGTGCAGTGGCAATAACTTTTGTTATTATGTTCCTATTTTTCACTACACTTGGATACAGAGGTATTGGAGCATTTACACAAACCAAAATTGATGTAGAAGTAACAACTATCGAATCAAGTGTGAAGCAAACAATTAACAGTGCAATGTATAGTTTAGTAGAAGATCCTGACAGAGCAACAAAGAAAGGCTTGCGTCAGTTAGTTACACCTAATGCTTATTCGACAATTGATATTACAGAGCCTGGAACATACACACTAGTAGCACACACAGATGTTGACATGTATCTTAAAGGTGTATATGATAAACTTACTGATAGTCAACGAGCTGTAACTGACATTTTGATCAGCGACGGCAAGATATACAGAACTTGGAACTGGGACTTTTGGACTAACAGTGACAGTCGCTCGCCAGAAATTGCAGGTATATGGGGAGCCATAGTCGGCACATTTTATACTATTGGATTAGCAATACTGCTAGCATTTCCAATTGGTGTTGGTTGTGCAACTTACATGGAGGAGTTTCCAAAGAGACAACATCGTATTTTTAAATGGTATGATGACTTTATGGAAATCAACATCAACAACCTAGCGGCTGTGCCAAGTATTGTGTATGGTTTGCTTGGACTTGCACTGCTGATAAACTTTTTTGGTATGCCTCGCAGTGCTAGTTTGGTAGGAGGTATTACATTAGGTATACTGATACTACCAGTTATTGTTATCAGTGCAAGAACCAGTTTACGCACAGTACCTCAAAGTATTAGAGATGCTAGCAACGGACTTGGTGCTAGTAGACTACAAACAACAATATATCAAGTGTTGCCCGCGGCAATGCCTGGTATTATTACAGGAACAATCATAGGCATTGCAAGAGCGATTGGCGAAAGTGCGCCACTGTTGATGATTGGTATGGTTGCATTTATTCTTACTGCACCCACAGGTGTTACAGATCCAGCAACTACACTGCCTGTACAAATTTTTCTTTGGGCTGATAGTCCAGAGCGAGGATTTGCGGAAAAGACCAGCGCCGCTATCTTTGTACTACTAATGGTTCTGGTCATGCTAAACTTGTTGGCAATTTGGCTACGGAAAAGGTTTGAAATCAAATGGTAGAAGAAACACAAACACTTACACTGGATAGAAGTGCTAAAGTAAACATTAGAAATCTT